GTCTTTTGGTATAACTGCAAATGATGTGCTATCTACAATTGGTTTTGTCACTAAAGACACTCGCCCTTTACCATAGCAATCGTAAAGACGTTGTTTTAAATCCTGTACATCTGAATGAGTATAATACAGCCATATAGCAAGAACTCCTGTCGCTCCTTGCTTTTTAATTACAGAAAAAATTTGGTTTAAATCAATCACAGTATTAAAATTTGAGTGTTATATCCGTTTCCATTTTCATAGTTACAAGTTCCATGACAGCAACCTGTGCATCCATGACAATCAATCATAGGTCTTAAATCAGTATCTCGATTTTCTAAAGAAATAAATTCAGGATAAAGATTTCTATTTTTTAATAAATACCTAATTAATCTTTGCTCAAAGAAAGCTGCTTTTTGTGCGTAATGTTCCATTCCAAAAGCTACCTCACGTTGACTTACCGAACTTGAAAAATCCCCGTTTTGTGTTTGAAGTCCTTTGTTTTTAAGTTGATATGTTAAACCAAAAACAGCATCCTCAGCAGAACGCCACGCAACAATCGGTTGAATAAACTTAATTAGCGTTTCTTCGTCGTTTGTAGCCGTTTGTGTATTATACACATTTAGCATATAATTAAAGAACGTTGTTCCTAATATTGGCATAACTCTCAATTGTGCTTGAGTAGCAATATAAGGCGTTACATCCGTTACATCTACATTAGCTGTAATAGGTGTGTTCGTCTTTAGGTAGTTTTCTGTTATAAAGTAAAGCATTATGCTGGTGTTTCAGGTTTAACAGGTGGTAAAGATGCTAAAGAACGAATTTCATCTGCTGTCATATTCTCTAAAACTTTAGCTAATAATTCAGGGTTTAAAGAACTTAAACGAGTAGCTAATTTTGACGCATCCTCATCTACTTCAACAATTGTTTCGTTAATGATTTGAAAGTTATTAATAACCAACTCACCTTCGACTTTAGCAATGTGTAACAATTCATTGAATATATCTTGAACAATCTCACGTAATGGTTTAACAACGTTCTTTTCAAAGATTACATAAGCTTGTTTTATGTCGCTTCCATTACCTAAACTACCCGAAGTACGAACACCCATTAATATAGGGTCGATAGTGTGAGCAAAACAAATCTGCTCGGTGTTTAATCCCGAAGCTTCTTGAAATAATTTATCGTTTGAATTTGTAGGTAAACTTTCAATCTTTGGCATCTGCTCTGCTGAGTTAGCAAAGAATGCAACCGCTTTTCCTGCGTTTTCAGCGCCTTTCAGCTTGTCAATCGTTCGTCTTAATACATTCTTTTCCTCTTCGCTTTGTGGTCGCTTAGGGAACATCATAGCAAAAGACGGGAAAACAGCGTTTTGAATGTTTGATTTTGCTAAATATGATAACTCACCACTTAAAAAAGCAAAGTTTAAAGCCGAAGAATACTGAGGCAATGGGTAATAATCTTGACCAATACAAGGTAACTCATAAATAAACAACTGCTCGTATTCTTTATTCAACGGGTGGTAAGGTGTAATTTCAAAAACATCTATTCGCGACGCCCAATCCTCACAAATAAAGTAAGTTTTCCCATCTCGGGAACGTCTTAACTTTTCAGGTGATAGGTTATCTATTTTAGTTAGCTTACCTTTATCATTAAAACATAGCTTAAAATAAACTCTTGAATGTATTATAAGCTGTTTAGTTATAATAGCTGCTATCTTTTTTAACTTTATCTTGTTTTCAAAAGCGTATAATTCAACTTTTTCTTCGTTGCTTAGTTTATCAGTTATAATATTAAACCCACCACCGATTACCGCGTTAACTTTGTAGTCTACAATTGCACCGTGTAAAGGCGATGTGTAATACATTTGGTTTAAGATTTCAGGATAAAGGTTATCTTGACCGAAAGGAATGTAACCCGCAACCTGATAACGACCATTTACATAAGGTAATGCGAGATTTGCACCACCAACCTTAGCAAAAGGTGTGCTAAAACTATGATAGCCTTCCACAACCTCAACAGACGTTGTTTCATTTTGTTTAGAGAAAAAATTATACCACGCCATTAATCGTATATTGAATTAACAATTGCACCCGAAACAACCATACGACCTTCTTCGATTACGATTCCTGTCGTATCTTCTATTGTTACTGGTGGCACTAATGATTCATAAACCGAATATGTATACTGACCTTTTACCAATTCAACATCTACGGGTTCATCCAACAAGAACTGATTAAACCTTTCAGGGTAAGTTGAAATATCGGGAGTAGTAAATAAAATTGGGTTTGACTCAGGGTTCATTTCGTTTTGAAACACGAACAAATAATACGGATTTGTTAAACTACTAACTTCGCTTAACGTCAACACTATATTATTTATTTCGTCTTTGTTTATGTATATCACAACTATATTAAGTTAGTTCGTCTTTTTGTTTAAAAAAAAAGCACCCCGAAGGATGCTCTTATTACTTGGAGAAATTACTATTAAATAACTGCTAAAACAGCCGCTTCAGTAACCTCATAAGCCAAAAATTCATTTTCAGCAGTCAAAGTAACTGAATACTTAGAACCATCCGCACGGGCAGTCCCTGAACCTTCAGCAGCCGCAGTCAACTGCATAAAAGGAAAATACCAATATTTACCGTTAGCATCTTGAACGATAACAGCTAAGTATTGTTGACCAGCACCCAGAACTTTAATAGCCTGAGATTTTGATTGGTCACGTCTATGGAACATCAACGTAACTGTTTGAGTGTAATAAGAAGAACCGTTTACAAGGTCAATCGCAGCCTCTTCGGTATAAGAACCCGTATTTCTTCTAATTTCGAATTCCGTGAAATCCGTTGGAGTTACTAAAGTAATTGAATCAATAGTCCACGTTAACGTTGGGTCTAAAGTGATTTCATCTATTTCATCCTGTTGGTTTATCCACACTTTGTAGATACCACCTGAATTGTTGTCACACGACTTTACAATTCCTTCTAATGCTTCACAAGCCATATTTTTATATTTTTTTATGTTTTACAAAAAAGGGTGGCGTTTATTGCACCACCCTCGAACCTATTTATTAATTATCGATTAATCAAAACAAGCTGACCAAACAGCGATTTGCTCAGGGTTAGTATAAAAGAAACCAGCTTTTACATTCGCACGAGTACGGATATAAGGCTCAGCAACCGTATCTGTTAAGTTAACCGCTTTCAATGCTTTAGAATCACCTTCAGCATCAAACGCATAGATTAAATCGTCTTTCAAAGAAGCAACGATTGTGTTGTCAGGCATACCCTCACAAACAACAACTTTAATTCCTAAGTAAGTAGACTGCAATGGAGCAGTAACATAAGTTAAAGTGTTACCAGCAGCAGCAGCAAGTTCATAAGCAGCCGCAACGTTTGAAGAAACACGGATTCTTAAATCAGTTTTTTTGAATCTAACCGATGCAGGTAAACCGCCAACAACTAAATTTAATGTAGCAAGAACGTTTGTTGAATCAACAGCACCACCATTAGTATAAGCTAAGTTAGCACCATCAGCACAAAGTTTAACTAAGTAACCATCACACAAAGCTAAAAGCGGGTTTTCACTTTCCGTGTCACCTTGCCAACGGATTAATTCGATATCCTCTTCGATTTGCTTAGCCATTTCACCCCAATAGTAATTCATAAAAGAAGCTACGGTGAAATCACCATTTGAACCTTGTGTCATTTGCAAAGCAACAAAAGATTGCTCTAAATCAAACTGACAAATTTGTGCCATTGCAGAGAATGCACATACTTCGATGTCGATTGCGTCCAAAGTATCTGTAGGCGCTTCGAAGTTACAAGTTGACGCTTTAAGGATTGAACCGAAAGCAACGTTAGCAATTCGAGCGCGGCTCTTAATTGAAGGCAAAGCGCGGTAAGTGTCAGCAACATCAGCTGTTAAATAAGCACGAGAATAGAACTCGTTAGGGTTAGGACAAAGCAACGCGTTGTTTTCAATGTCAAGGTCGAATTTTAATTTTCTTTCCATTTTTGTTTGTATTTGTTTTTAGTTATTACTTAATTTATTTAATGCGCTGAATTTTTCAGCAATACTCATTTTAACTTCAGATTTTAAAGCCTCTTCAGTTGTTGTTTCTTCTGCTAACATATCCTCCATTTGGGATTTTAAATCAGCAATAATTTTTAATAGGTTGTTTACTTGCTCTTCGATAACAGG